CAAGACATTTACCGAAAAAATAGCAGAAGCATGGAATTTTGGTATTGACCCAACTGGAACAGTATTATCTTTGTGTTCAAATGATGATGTTGTTAAAAGTGGTAGTAGAACTGTAAGAGATGAAATGAAATCGGAATGGTTTGGTGAAGTATTTCCTAAAATGAAGTGGAATGAAGAGGATAAAGATTATTTTCTTAAAGAAACTGATGGTAGATGGAAAATAAAGCAATGTAGATTAGGTGCTAGTTATGTAGCAAGTACAACAAATTCAAATGTAGTAGGAGATAGAGCAAGTCAAAGAATACATATAGATGACTTATATGCAGATTATCAAGAAGCAATGGGTCAAAACTTAAATGAATATTATTTCAATAAGTTTCTAACTGTATGGAGAAAAAGATTTGTTCAAAATAAAGAGCCTAAAGTTGTTGTGACAGGAACATTATGGGCTAGTGGTGATTTTATTGCGTTGTTAATTGAAACTGCAAAAAAAGAGAATATATTTCATAAACACCCTAAATATCCTTATACATATATTAATGAAGATGAAACTATTGCTATAGTACAAGTTCCTGCTTTAGATTATGAAACTGGTTTATCTACATGTCCTGAATTAAGAACAACAGAACAAATTGAAGCAGAAAAAAGAAATATTCCTGAATACCTATTTGAAACAAACTTTCAACAAAGACCTACTGACCCTGATGCTTTATTATTTAGTTATAATATATTAAGAACTTATACTAATTTACCTGCATTTGATAGTGAAGCATCTTATGCAGTAATAGATGCTACAAGAAAGACAGGAAAAGACTACTTTTCAATGCCTATATTTAAAAAATCTTATGAAGAAGAACACCCTTTATTTTATTTAACAGATTGTTTATTTACTCAAAAAGCAACAAAAGACTTATATCAAGAAATTTGTGATAAAATAATACAAAATCACATAGTTGAATTAGTAATAGAAAGTAATGTAACAACAGAATTATCACAAAACATATCAAAAATATTAGAAGCCAATGGCGTATATTTTTGTAAAATAAGAGAAAAATATAATGTAGAAAATAAAGGAGAAAGAATAGTTGACCAATCATTTTTAATTCAAAAGAGAATGGTATTCCCTGCTAAAGATAAATTTCCGTTAAGAAGTGAAATAGGTCAATTTATGAATAATTTGACTTTATATAATTCTACAGGAAGAAATCAGCATGACGATGCACCAGACAGCCTTTCGCTAGCCTCAAAAGAGTTTATAGATGAAGGTACACATAAAGCAAAAATTACAATTTTTAAAAGACCATTCTAGGTCTTTTTTAGTGTTAAATTTGACAAACTATTAACATTTTATTATAATTTGCTTGAAAAGGTAGATGATTTGTAGATGAAAACTTATGGTAGAACAACTATTCTTGCAAATGTTACAGAACAAGAAATTTTAGATGCTTCTAAAGACTTAAATAAGTTAGATAAAATGATTGTTAACATATTAATGAACGCACTACCTCTACATCAAAAAAACAGAGAAGAAATTTTATATCTTAAATCATATTATTATGGTGACCAAGATATTAAGAATAAAACAAAGCAAACAAGACCTGAAATTAATAATAAAATTGTTGAAAACTGGGCTTATGCTTGTGTAGATTTTAAAAAAACTTATTTATTAGGAAAACCTATTCAATATGTTAAATTAAATGACAGTAGTGAAGAAGAAATATCTACCTTAAATAGATATGTTAGATATGAAAACAAAAAAGCCAAAGATATGGAAATATATGAAGATGTATTAGTATGTGGTAGAGGTTTTAGATATGTAAATAAAGATGCTAAAAACCCACCTGATGAAGCACCTTTTGAAATTATAAATTGTCCTGTAGAAGATACAGAAGTGGTATATTCAAGTGGTTTAAGTCATGAACAACTATTAGAATTTATAGTAACTGATATGGAACAATTAATTCCATCAACAAATGACAAAGGTGAAGTTATATACGATAAAAAAGCATATCAAGAAATAACTGTTTATTTAAGAAATATGCAACTTGTATATTCTAATATAACAGGAGAATTCAAAAGAGTTGGAGAACCTAAATCTTTAATTAATGGAGAACATATTATTACAGAATATTATGTAAATCGTAAGAGAATATCATTAATAGAATTAGGAAAAGACCTATTTGATAGTATTAATGATTTAGAAAGTTTAGATGCTGATGATTTAGAACAATATGTTAATGCAATATTAGTATTCATTAATGCAACAGTAAGTGAAGAAGATTTAAGTGATATAAAAGCACAAGGTGCTGTATGTATTAATAGTGATGAGAATAAAAAGGCAAGTGTAGAATATCTACAAGGTGCATTAAACTCACAAAATACACAAATTAATTATAATAGATTGTTAAATGCCTTACATCAAATACTAGGTATTCCAGTAGCAAGTGAATATGGTATTGAAAGCACAGGAGATACTGGTAAAGCAAAATTAACAGGTCAAGGTTATACAAGTGCTGGTATTCGTATTGAAGGCGATGAAACAATGTTTGGTAGATGCGACTTTAATTCATTAAAAGTAATACTAAATGTTTGTAGACAAGTTGAAAATAGTGGAATTAAGAAATTAAAAGCCAGTGATATAGATAATAAGTTCCAAAGAGATATGAGTGATAACTTATTAGTTAAGACACAAGGATTAATGAACTTATATAGTTGTGATATTCCAAGAGAATATGCAAATGCAATTGTTAATTTATTTAGTGATGCACATGCTGTAACTCAAGAACAAGAAAGATTATTTGGAAAACAAGTATCACAACAAAATGGAAATGCAAAAAGCAATGATGCTGAAAATAATATAAATAATGATGGTCAAATAAAACTAAACGATAAAGCAAAGACACAAAATAATAAAATATCAAATGCTTTCCAAAAAAATTTACAGGAACAATAATTTGTTCCTTCACATCGAGTGTTTAGGTATTAAGAGAACTGCAAATGTTTTCCACTCGACCCCTATGCAAAGGCTTTAACATTTGAGCATATCAAATGTAAAAAAATATAATTCTCTTTAAGGCTTGGTAAGGGCTGTAAAATACTTACTGTATAAGGAGATGAAACAATGAGAGTGATTTGGAAAGATATACCTAATTATGAAGGATTATATCAAATAAGCAATTATGGCGAAATTCTAAGACTTAAAAGTTATGATAGCAAAGGACATTTAAGAAATTCAAGAATAAAAAAGCAATCAACAAATGGAGATGGCTATAAAGTTGTTGGATTATATAAAAATGGAATTGAAACAAAATTTTTGGTTCATAGATTAGTAGCATTAATGTTTATACCTAATCCTAAAGGTTATGCAGAAATCAATCACAAAGATGAAAACAAACAAAATAATATTGTTTCAAATCTTGAATGGTGTAGTCGTAAATATAATATAAATTATGGGACTGCAATTGCAAGGAGAGTAATATCTTGGCATAAAAACAGAGAGGAGAGATGATATTATGCGAAGAGAAGAATGGTTAGCGAAAGGCTTTACCGAAGAACAAGTAACAGACATTTTAAATCAATTTCATGAAGTGAATAACGAAAATAAGTTATTAAAAGGTGAAAAAGATAAAAATGACCAACTTGTAAATCAAAATCAAGAACTACAAAAGCAACTAGATGAAATCAATAAAGCAAATATGACAGAGCAAGAAAGAATTGCTAATGAAAGAGCAGAGGCAGATAAATATTTATCTAATGCAAAGAAGATAAATAACACTGCAAAAGTAAAAGAAATATTGGCTGGAGAAAATATTGATGAAAATTTAATTGCTAGATTAGTAACTGATGATGAACAAGAAAGTATTAATAATGCAACATTATTCAAAACAACTTTAAATAATTTAAAGGAAACTACTGAAAAATTAACAAAAGAAAGCATTATAAATACACCAGTAAAACCAAATCCTACTAATATTCCACAACAAGATGATACTATGACACCAGAGAAATTTAGTAAAATGACAATGACAGAGCAAACATTGTGGAAGAGAGAAAATGCTCAAGAATATGAAAATATGTTTAATGATTAAGAAAGGAATGAAAAATTATGGCAAAGAAAATTAATAGTTCTGTTACAGGTTTAGGATATTATTATGATGAAGAAATCTTTAATAGAGCATACACAAGTGAAAAAGACCCTACATCTACTGTTTTAGTTGAAAGTGGTGTAATGGTTGAAGATAGCGAAATCGCTAGAATGATATCAGGGGGTGGAAATTTCTATACATTACCATTCTATACTGATATTAATGGAGATTATGTAAATTATGATGGAAAGACAGATATTACTTTAGATGAAGTAGATGCTGCTGGACAACAACATGGTGTTGTTTGGGGTAGAGCAAAAGGTTGGACAGATAGAGATTTTGTTACAGATTTCTCAAGTGCTGACCCAATGAGAAATATCCTAAACAGAATTCAAAAATGGGAAGCAAAGAAAAGACAAACATTATTAATTGGAATTTTAGAAGCAATTTTTGGAATTACAAGTGCTACTGCAACTGACTATGCTTATGAATGGCATAATCAACATATCTCAAATATTGCAAGTGCTACATCTACAATTACTGATGCAAACAAAATTTCTTTAACTTCATTAAGAGATTTAGCAGTAAAAGCAAATGGTGATGCTGCTGATGATTATGCTTTAGCAATCATGCACTCACAAGTTGCAAATAGACTATCTCAATTTAATGTATTAGAGTTCTTTAGATACAATGATGCTAATGGACAAGAAAGAGATGTTAAAGTTGGTAGAAGTGGAAATATGTTAGTATTAATTTGTGATGAAGTTCCACACGCAGTAAATGGTGATACTGGAGCAATGGAATATACTACATATTGCTTTGGTAGAAATACTATCGGATATGCTAAAGCACCAGTTGACCACCCATCTGAACAATTCAGAAATCAAACAAAAAATGGTGGTATGGATTGCTTAACAACTAAATTTAGAGAAACAATTTTACCTTATGGATTTAGTTTCTCAATGGATAATTTACCAATATCTCCAACAGATGCACAACTTTCTACAACAGCAAATTGGTCTATTGTATATCAACCTAAAAATATTTACCTTGCTAAACTAGTATCTAACGGTTAGGAGATATAAACTATGTATGCAATAGTTGATGGCTATGCCTATTTAGTTAAAAGTGGAACAGGTTATAAAGTTTCAGTTGATGTTGATGGAAATGTAAATGTAAGTGATACAACAATTAGCATTACTAATCAACCACTATATTCTTATGATGAAATGTACAAAAAAATGAATTTTGATAAGGCTGTAAAAGACTTACAAAAGACATATATTTCAACAAATGCAAATAGTGATGAATTAGGTAGTTTAATTGATAATGTAAACAATTCTGTTAATTTTCAAGCACCAAAAGGAAATGATATAATCAAGGTATCAGTAGTTGAAATTGAAAATAGACTAGATGATTGTGTTATAACATTTGACAAAAATGGTGGAACAGGAACAATGGCAGAAGTAAGAAAAGAAGTAGGAGAAAAATACAA